TATTACCAGCGGCAGAGTTTGTTGATCAACCTCATCCGAAACGCAAACTCAGAGTCCATGTTCATGAGGATATGGACGCGCTGGGTTTTGGCGTGGATCTCGGGTTACTCCCACGCGATGATGTCACTCTTAAGGTTAAATGTTATGAGTGGGCACGCCCGGCTGCTTATCCCCGCGCAATCGGAGATTACGGAACTGATCAATCGTTGGTGTTTTCCCAGGAAGCAACAAGGGTCAAAAAGGCTATGGGTTGTCATTATACAAGTGATGATCTTAGTCTTCAGTATGTTTCTAATGGGGTCTTCGATGTACCTGTGTTTAGTGACTTACTTAACAGTGACCGTAGGTGCACTGCTATTTATTTTTCAGACGATATGTGTCTCCGTGTATTGGTCGGTAATGGGGTTAATTTATATAATGTCGATATTTCTGCCTGTGATGCTAGTCATACTAGTTTTATTGTTAACTGTGTACATCACCTCATCAAAGGGATTTTCGACACTAGACATCTCAAAGTCCTCAGAAACAGACTCAAAATCAAGTACGGACACAACCACCGAGTTTACATTGAACCAAAAGACATTTTAATGTACTCAGGAACCACTTGGACGACCATAATGAACAATGTAGCGTCCTGTCTAATAGTTTCAGCGATATATGACATGCTGGAACGTCAAAACTATATCTACGTTGATAGTGATATAGTGAAATGTGTAGAAAGAATTGGTTACAAAATAAAATTGCAGCGTTGTAGCACTGTGCAACAGCTGCAATTTTTGAAATGTTCCCCGACTGCACACGGGGAACCTTTTGTCAATCCATCATGCTTGATGCGTTCACTAGGTTGTTCAGATGGGTCTACTCTAGGTAAGTTGACAACTCATCGTATGAATACTCGCGTTTCATCTGTTATTAAGGGATTCCCGCAAGACACGGGTCCCATTTCTGCCGCTTTTAGGCGGTTAGGTGAACGATTGAGTACTCATGACACTACAGAAATTATCACCAAGGAGTATATAGGTAAAAGCAGGACGATAACTGAAGTTACCATGGATGATTTGGTGAATCGATATGATTGCTCCCCAAGCTTAATTGAGGATTTTTGTAGTGAGATAGATAAGATGAGTGGTCGGCAAATCCTTTGTCACCCATTTGTTTACCTATGTTTGTATGTGGACTATGGATTCGACTTGCCAGGCGAGTATGCGTGGCTTAATAGTGAACTGGGGGGGGATATTCCAGTTCATTAACAGTGCAAATCATAGGGGTTTTTCGCAAACTCTAAC